ATGATATGCATAGAAAATCCTTCACCTTGCAAAGGATCGAGAAAATCTTCACGCAGACGCCTAGCAGTATTAAAGTTAATATACTTCCTACGGTCAACAAGATCACCGAGGTGGTAAATATCAGCAATCCCATAAAAACGTAGTGTTGGAAAAAAGACATCATCTATAAACTTCTTCATGTTGTCGAGCATCACTTGGGAATCATTGCGGATGCCCCAATGTGTGTCTGTAATTAATGCTACTTTCATTTTGAAAATTGTTTCTTTCTAGCAGGTGGCGACCAACGAACTTGTTGTTGATTTTGATTCTGTGACTTCAACACCTGATCACAATAGTCACGGATTGTTTCTAGTCGCACAATATAATTTATTTTGATATTTTCATTCTTGGTTGTCGCCAAGTCGGTTGCACAGTCAATGATCGCTTGTGGGATCAGGTGCAGTTTGCTCTCGTTCATCATCATTACAAAACTTCTCCAGTCCTAATTGAATTTTTTTGTCTTTCGCTTTCTGTTGATTTTCTTCTCGTTTCTTGTCAAAAGCAATAACAAGACCTTGCATATATTCATTGTCTAGATTCACACCGATAACATGATCATCTTCACCGCCTGATTGTTCTGCAAGCATGCCTTCAAAGTAAAAATTCTCTAAGGTCTTTTGCTTGATATACAGATGTTTCTTTTCACTCTCAATGCGTCTTAGAAATGCATAATAGATAATTTGTGTAAAGTATGCAAATGGATTCTGTGATTTTTCTGGATCAAAATTATGGAGGTAGGTGATACAGTTTTCTAACCCATCACTTATCATTTCCTCTCGAAAAGTATAATTGATGAAGTTAGGTTTCATAGATAAACGAGTTGCAATCTTATATAAGCACTCACCTACATAGCGTGGAATCTTTGGCGGATCAGTATGTGCTGCTTTTGCAATATCATACTCAGTTTTATACTGAAGCATGACTGTAAAGAACAATTTATTGTCTACATAGTGTCGATCTGTTTTCTTAGACCTAGGCCTTCTAATTGTAACAACTGCCATAATTGATTATCCTGTATGTAGTAATTCGCATTAATATTGAATATTAACACATGAACTAACCTATGTCAAGTCAATATTATATATTTTATGTTTAAAGTTTTCACTGTTATATATTGCAATACGATCTTTAAAGTGTTGTGCAGTAAAGTTTAACTTGTCTTTGTGTCGCATGTCATCTGAGATATCATATAGAACCATATCTGTTTTTGTTTCTGATATTCTTAAACCACGACCGATTGATTGTAGTGTTCTTATCCGTGACTTAGTCGGAGAGCTAAACACCACATTATGAAGATTGCGTATGTTAATTCCTGTGCTGAAAGTTCCATAGCTTGCCACAATAATAGAATTGGGTTCGGTTTCAACGATTCTTCTAACTTCTTCTCTGTCTTCTGCATCAACGCCTCCATGGATGAAATATGCTGTTCTGTCAGGATGCTTGTCTTTCAATTTATCGAACAAGACCTGACCATGTTTTTCAACAAATTGGTATAGTAGTAGTGTGTTGCCTTCAAGTGATGCTGTTAAGTTAACGATGAAATTATTTCTTTTCTCATTCAATACGAGGTATTCTACTTCTTCTTGATATGTATATTTAGATACGAGTTTACAAACTTCTGCTGGATATTTAAGCGCAAGACATTTGATTGTGAGTTGTGCTACTTCATTGCGATCCATCAGCTCTGTTGTTGTAGTCACCTTCTTCACAGGACCAAACAGTCCTTCGAGAACCATCTTGTTTGTCAGTGTGCCGTCAAGTGTTCCCGTAAACCCATAGCGAAACTTTGTATTTGCGGCACGTTCCATGATAGTCGTAAGCGACTTTGCTTTGTATTGGTGTGCTTCATCTCCTACTATCACGTTAAACTGTTGATACCATGCTTTCGGCATGTTGTAGATTGACTGCCATGTTGAGACGATAATAGGCGACTGTGATTCTTTCTTTGCACCATCTGATATGCAGTGAATGTCTAGAGATTCTGTAGCGTATTTCTCGAAGTCAGTTTTCATCTGAAAGACAAGAGATGTTGTCGGAACAATGATAAGGACCTTTCTGTCATGCATGAGATGGTATTGTGTGAGCATGAAGATGATTAGCGACTTGCCAGATGCTGTTGGTGACACAAAGACAGCACGATCATTCTTCACACCATACTCATATGCCATCACCTGATAGTCACGAGGAAGTAAAGTCAGATCAATATTAAATGGTTGTCTATCCTGATCTGGCATGATGTTGTCAGATAATAATTCTATCTCATATCCCTTGCGTTCTGCAAAGCGGTATATCTGTCTGATCAATCCGCAGTAGATTAATCCTGTCAAGAAATTATAAAGACGTATCTTGCCATCCCAATACTTGTTTCTTACTGCTGGGATGAAAGATGCGCCAGGAACAAGGAAAGTAAAATAATCCGCAAGTTCTTGCTTTACAGATGACTCTGTTTCTATTCTTAAATATACTTCACTAACTTTTGTAATATAGAGTTTATCCGCCAACCTTGAACTTCTCCCAAGATAGCATTGTGCTTAATAGATATCCTCTATTACTTATGTGTCGAATAATTTGCTCTAGAACGTCAACCTTTTCTTGCTGAACAGCGATTTTAAGATTGAGGTTGATGATGTCTTTGTCTGCATCCATGTGCATAGGAATGTCTGACTTGAGAATGCTGAGACGATTTGGTTCCCATCCGTGTTCTTTCAAGTCATCAGATGACAAGGTTCCACGAAACCAATCATGCTTTAGTTTCACTAACTCACGGCGATCCTCTTCCATCTTACGAAGAGTCATCTTTTCTGTAGACATAATACGGAGATACTTAGCGTGTAGTAAAGGCACAGCATTAATTGACTGGTCAAATTGTGCAATGGATACTTCATTATCCTTTGCCCACATGTCATGGATCTCATCCAATTTCATAATATAATCCTATATAAAGGTCAGAGTTTATTAAAGGTCAGATATGTATATTTAAATTCTACTGTTGCTGTTACATAGTCAACATTGGTGTCTGTTGTTGTGAAGTTTGTATCAGAAATACTCACAGGAAACAGATCACGGAAAATTACTTCTACATTAGGACGCATAGAACTATTGAGGATTGTCAATGTTCCGTCTGATACTACACCCTGTCCTGTTCCAGGAGCAGCAGAAGCAAGTGCTGCATATTGTCCAAAGTTATTTGGGAAACCTAACTTGACCATCCAGTTATAGATTTCAAGATAATTAACAAAGTCCTCATCGACTTTAAAGGTCAATCTGAAACTACCCCACATAGGTTTGTCACCAGGAATATAAATATTAGAGAAAGGCGAAGGAACGGTAGCAAATCCTAGTTCAAATGATGGGATGTTTGCATCTGTCGCAAAAAAATTCACAGTAGGAGAACGTCTCAGAGTGAAACGAAAACCTAGAGGTGACAAGAAATTTAGGTTGCTTGGTTGGTTTTCCAAGATACCATTGATGATGTCTACTGTTGCCATTAATGACTCCTTTTGATTATTTATCAAAGGAAATTGGTGAACCCACCGAGAGTCGAACTCGGATCAATCGATTAAAAGTCGATTGCACTAACCATTGTGCTATGGGTCCTTTGGTGAACCAGATAGGATTTGAACCTATGACACAGGGATTAAGAGTCCCTTGTTCTACCGCTGAACTACTGGTCCAATAAAAAAGGAGGAGCCGTAAAGCCCCTCCTCGTTATTCACGTATGAGTGACTTACTTACATTCCTGCAGCAAGGGCTTTGTATCCTGCAGCGATGATCTTACGGGATGCATTGCCCAAGCGATACTTGTTGGTTACACGACCCTTAGTATCCTTGTGCTCGTTAAGATAGATAGGATACCCAGAGAAGCGCAAGGTGCTCACAACCTTTGAAGGAGACGCAACCTTAAACCGAGCAGAAATCTGCTTAGCAGTCAATTCCTGACCTGTCTTCAATGCTTCCAATACACGCTGCGCCTGAGTCTTATAAGTTGTAGTATCAGTCATTTTTAGTTCTCCATGATAAAATTTATTTATGTGTCAAGTGACAACATTGTTATAGTATGACATTAAAAGAATAATGTCAACCGTTTTCTTTCATCTGCTTTATAAAGATTTTAGCAGAATCAAGATCATCAAAGTCCTGAACCCAATCAGGACCAAACCAAACAGAAAAGCGATCTTCTTCGATATGATCAATCCAAAACATCATGCGTTCTCCCACTCGTTTGCCAAATCAAGGGCATACTCAAGATTGCCGGTAAAGATAACTTCTGGTTCAATACCATCTTGAGAAAGAGTAATTTTGAACCATTCACCATCACGCTCAATTTTGCTCAGACGCATATCAATCTCCCACATTTGATCATATATTAAATATAGCGTATTTCTAGAATAATGTCAACCGACAACATTGAAGTGAAACTGAACACCACGTTGCACTGCTTCTTGACCAACGAACACTGGATAAAAGCGACCTTCTTCAGTCAGCATCATAAAGTGACGAAGATCAGAAAACCCAACTTTAGCAACTGCCTTGTCGGCGTTCTGTTGGGTTGCGTAGGTCTTAGAAGCAACGATTTCAAATTTGCGGTTCATATTTTTTCCCTTTAATTCATTCTATAATTAAATATACGATATTTTAATAAAAGTGTCAACCAATTCTTTTAATCTTTTTTGCGGCAGAGTAGACTTTCATTGCATCCTCAAATTTAAAGTTTTTGTGGCGTTCCCAATATGTCACCTTTTTATCTGCAACATCGATTGCTTTAAGAAGAGCAAATTTGTCATCAAAAGAAACGAGTTGCAAAAGTTTGTTCATTTCGAGAACATTTAGTTTGTGTTTGATCCAATAATAGTTTGCATTGATCTTTTTATCAGGGATTCCTTTGAAGGCGATTTTTTTATATTTTTGTGCGAAGGAGTGAACGATTGCAGAATAAGACATGATCATTTTCCTCTTTGTTTCATACAAATTCATTATACGCTTTTTTTAAAAAAATGTCAAGCGATTTTTTACTGGTTGACATTATTGTTTTTCTGTATATAATAACATATGTAGATTTAAATAAGGAACAAATGATGAAAGTCAAAGTAAGAGATACGAAGTATGCAAAGCGTGAATTGTATGGATTTCACATTGCAGAATATTACTTTGTAGAAGGCACACAGATTGAAACTCCAAAGTGGGTTGATTATCCTGCAATGACTATTCGCACAGGTTCAGGCAAATATGACTTTCGTATCATAGATGCAGCAAACATTGTTGAGATTGATTATATAGCATATACCCA